AGAAAACCTATTGGAGATCCCACAGGTCAAGGTTTAAAAGGTAAAACTTTAACTGGTGGTGCTATGCAAATAAAAAGAAATGTTGGAACTAAAGTTCCTGAAACAAAAAAGAAAGGTGGAATGGTAAAAAGTTCTGCTCAAACATCGGTTATTAAAGGGGCTCAAGTAAAAGGTTCTAGAGAAGGTTCAGTTATTAAAGGACCTAAGGCTAAAGGTTCTAGAGAAGGTTCAGTTATTAAAGCTAAAAAAGGTGGTTGGATTCAAGATGCTATTAAAAAACCTGGAGCTCTTCGTAAATCTTTAGGGGTTAAAAAAGGAAAAGATATTTCTACAAGTAAATTAAATAAAGCAGCAAAGAAAAAAGGGAAAATGGGGCAAAGAGCAAGGTTAGCTAAAACATTACGTGGTTTTAAAAAGTAATGCCATTTAAGTCTGCTAAACAAAAAAAATATTTATTTGCTAATAAACCTAAATTGGCTAAAAAATGGGCGAAAGAATATAAGGAAGGAGGACCTATAAAATCTAGAGAAATACCTTTAAAAGGTAAATTTAAAAATATTAATAAGAAAAAACAACCAATGACAACTAGAGTTGTAATGAAAGGAGCAAGATAAAATGTCTGAAGTTTTAAAAAAAAGAATACGTGACCACGAAGGGTTTATTGCAAAACCTTATCTCGACTCGTTAGGAAAAGCCACTATAGGCTACGGCCATCTCATTACCGAGGAAGATAATTTTGAAAATGGTAAAGAATATTCTAAAGATGAATTACTAA